CAATGGGTAAGTGGTGAAGCATTATTTAAAGGGGTTTAAAATGACTGGGTTTCGAGCAACTAAAATAGAGCAGGCGCGTGAAGCGTTGGACAAGTCGGTCGCCATCATTAAGGAGCTTATTATGGCTGATGCGTTGGTGACTGACGTACAGAAGGATTACAGCGAGTTCCTGAACTACTGGGAGGAAGTTTACGAGCTTGACGCCATGCTGAAACGGTACGACACTGACGCAGAAGGCGTGAAACGTGGTTTAATCTATGATGTTATGACAACAGAAGGGGAAAACAGTTATGACTAAACTGGACGATATTATCTTGGGCGCTGGTTCTAAGTTCGTTACCGTTAAATTCATCAAGAAAGACGGTTCTGAGCGTGTTTTAAACGGTCGCCTAGGGGTAACCAAGCATTTGAAGGGCGGCGCTTGTACGGTCGATTTAAATCGGTTTGTGGTTATCTACGATGTTAAAAACGAGGGCTATCGGTCGATCAACCGTGAAACAATCCTGAGCGTTACCTTGGACGGGGTGACGTATGAATAAATTTTACATGAGGGCTGACCTAGCGGCAGAGGGGCTGGTCATCCCTGCTTTTGACGATGTTGACGACAAGGCTGATTATCATGGCTTACAAGCGATTACAGCGGCTGAAATAGCAGGGGCTATACCAGAGGGTGACTGCGACGATGAAACACACCCACGGTCGGTTTACAGGCGCTTGTGCTTGAAGGATGGTCGGTTGCTATACTTTGTCAATGCTGACATTCAATCGGAAGGTGACTTATGAGTGATTGGTTATTGGCTTTGGCTATCGTGGCATTAATTCTATTTTCAACAACACTGTAAGGGGCTAAAAATGCACAACGACAAATTACTGGACTTGGTGGTCGAGCAAGTTCTACAAGATGTAAACGATGGTGACTTCACAGCTATATTCGATATACTGGACGTTGTAGACCGAGAGCGGCTGATTAACTATCTGTCGCCAAGTCTACTGAAACAGGCGGTAAAACACGCCATTGTCGCGCAAGATGAAATCGACGGTTTATTGGTGGAGTTCTAAAATGGAAATGAAACAATACTACATTCAAACACGCACAGTACATGGTTGGCATCGTATCGCGCCGTTACCTAATTACAATTCATTGGAAGAAGCGCAGCGAGGGCTTGAAAAACACTTGGATTCGCTGTTCTTTGAGTATGGCGAGATGGATATCCCAACAAATATATTCCGCATTGTTAGATATAAACAGAAGGGGGTTGTTAATGTATGAAATCCGAACTAAGTGGACAAACAAAACAGTGTACCGCACCACTGAGCGATTAAATGCGTTATACTGGTTGGAGCAAAACAATCAGGAAGGGGTGTTCAAACTTGTGAGGGTGAAAAGTAATGCTAATGTATGAGGCTTTGTTGGTTATAATGATTTTTTTGTGGAGTCAATTATGAGATGTTCCTGTTGCAATGTAATGTTGACAGAATTCGAGAGTACTATTCGTAAAGTTAGTACTAATGAATTCATTGATATGTGCGAAAAGTGCTTGTCAACTATCGAAGACGATGTTAAAGTGATGACACGCGAAGACTTGCGTACCGAGGTTGGCACAGATGTTGCTAACTATATAGACTGTTTTGACCTAACGAGGAATAATGATGAATAATATCGAAGAAGCTACTTTGTACTATACAGTCAATGATGCTATTGATGTTGTAAACGCAATAGGGCTAAACAATTTTTTAGAGAGTTTGTTTCGCGAAGCTAAGGCTCGACCGTTAACCATTGATGAGGTTGAAGCAATGCAGTTGTTGCACGACAGTTGGGAGCTTTGATGCCAAACTATAAAAAGACCCACATACCGTGTGACCATTGCGGAAGCAGTGATGGTGCTGTTATCAACCAAGATGGCTCCAAGTTCTGTTTCGTTTGCCAAACACGAGATAAGCCCGATACAGGATTTTCTATGCCTACCCATACCAACGTACCAACAACATCAAAAAAACCCATCCTGAGCCGTTCTGATGCGTTTCAGAGTGCTATTAGCGATAGACGGTTGGCTCTGAGAACCATCGAAGACTACGGTGTCCAGTTAACACCGGATGGTGATGTTCTGTTTCCATACTTTGACAAAACAGGCAACCATGTTTCCAACAAAGTTCGAAGTAAAGACAAGCAGTTCAAGGTCGAAGGCGATTGGAAGGTTTCAACCCTATTTGGTCAAAACAACTTTTCGAAGGGCGGCAACATCGTCACCATTTGCGAAGGCGAGTTTGATGCGTTGAGTGCCTACCAGATGATGGGAGCTAAGCAACCCGTTGTTAGTATTCGTTCCGGTGCTCAATCGGCGCTGAGTGACTGCAAGGCGGCTTATGAGTGGCTCGATTCATTCGACAAGGTGTTAATCTGCTTTGACAACGATGAGGTTGGTCGCGAAGCTGCGAATAAGGTTGCCGAGTTGTTTGGCGGTAAGGCGTTACTGTTCAGGCATAACCAACAGTACAAAGACGCTAGCGACTGGTTGGTTGATCGAGCCGAGGTTTTGTTCTCTCAGGCTTGGTTGGCATCGGAGAAGTACAAACCCGAAGGTATCGTCACTATCAGCGACATCAAGGAGCGTTTGTTAACACCGCCAGTACCAGGCGTACCTTGGTGCTTTCCTACGTTAACCAACCTAACCTATGGTCGTCGTAAGGGTGAGTTGTATGCTTTTGGTGCTGGTGTCGGTGTTGGTAAAACTGACGTATTCACACAGCAGATTGCCTACGACATTGACACGTTGAACAAGAAGGTCGGTGTTATCTACCTAGAACAGAACGTGGTCGAAACAGGGCAACGAGTGATGGGTAAGCTAGATCACCGCTTGTACCATGTGCCTGATGCTGATTGGAACCGGACACAGTACGAGGAGAGCGTTAGCCGGTTGGAGGCGCGTGAGCAGTTGTACATGATGGAGCACTTCGGCGCTATGGATTGGAAGACAATCAAGGGCATCATCAAGTATTTCAACAAGGCATACGACATCGAGCATATCTACCTAGACCACCTTACCGCGCTATCGGCGCAGGAGCAGGATGAGCGTAGGGCGTTGGATGGCATCATGGCAGACATGGCGTCGTTGGCTCAGGAGCTTGGCATCATCATCCACTTCATTAGCCACCTAACCACACCAGAGGGCAAAAGCCACGAGGAAGGCGGTCGCGTGATGGAGAAGCATTTCACAGGCAGTCGAGCTATCGCACGTTGGAGCCACTATATGTTCGGTTTGGAGCGCAACAAACAGCACACAGACCCGATTAAGCGGCAGACGACAACGTTCAGGGTGTTGAAAGATCGGTTTACTGGTCGGGCAACTGGTATCAAATTTGGCTTGCAATATAACCAAAACAATGGTATACTGCGTGAAGCTGATTTAATTGAGGATGAAGCATTATGATTCAAGGTGTTTTGTTTGGACAAGAGATGGCTAAACTCGCAGCCGATAAAGCTGGTGAGGAGTGGAAGAAACAGGCGTTGGAGTCTTTCGTTAACTACGCGAAGGCTAACAAAGAGTTTATGACAGAGGATGTTAGGATGAACAGCGATATAGGAGTCCCACCGGATAAACGAGCATGGGGTTATATTGCAGTGGCGGCTAAGAAGCGAGGGGTAGTAACTAAGATCGGCTTTCGTTATTCAACAGATGCCGCGAGCAACCCTAGCCCTATGTCGTTGTGGCAATCCTTAATTTATGAAGGTGACGCATGATTGAGCAGGTAATCGTTGGCGCTACTGGGCTTGGTTACCTAACAGTAGGCATCCTGCAATGGGCTAAGGGTGAAGGCGCTAACGGTATGATTTGGATTGGCTACGCATTTGCACAGGTGGGATTATGGCTAAACTTGAAGTGATTAAACAGTATGGGTACAACGAGCAGGGCATTTGCATCAACCCTTTTGGCATCAAGCCATTGTGGGTGCAGAAGATTGCTGAGCGTATTCGTTGTAACCACGTTGTAACTACGGCAGAGGAGGCATTGTTTTGACAACAATAGGAACAGCAGACGTAACACTGGTTAAAGAGAACGAAGACGGCAGTGCTGTCTACCAATTCAACTTTCCACCAGAGGCGATGGAGGCACTCACAAGGCTAGGCATCCTAACTGCTATTGAAGCGGGGATTGGAGAGGCTAAGAAGCTACACCCAGATTATGAGGAACAAGATGACCGACAAAGTTAGTGGTGATGGTGTTGCCTACGTTGACCACGATTACTACTGGCGACCGATAGAGACAGCACCGCATGGGGTTAAGCTACAACTGCTCAGTATTTATGGCGTGGCTTCGCATGGGTTGTTATCCCCTGCTATAATTGAAGATGGTTTCTGGATGGGCTGGACACCATTACCTAAACGAAGGAAAGAGAATGATTGACAACATAACCCTGTGGCACAAACGCGCTCGACCTGAGCCGACAGAGAAGGATTTCAATGTGCAGCTAGGCTGTCATATCGAGGAGTTTATCGAGATGATGGATGCGCTTGGTATTGAATGGGATTACAACAAGCCCCTGCGTGACGCTGTCAACACGTTATCAGACGTTGCTGATTCGTTGAAGCAAGGGGAATGGGTAGTCCATGATGTTAACCGTAAGGAGTTGTTGGATTCGTTAGCTGACCAAGTGGTTACGGCAGTCGGTGTTGCCCACTGCGCTAATATGGATATGGCGGCAGCTTGTCAAGAGGTTAACGACAGTAATTGGTCTAAGTTTAACTACAAGGGTTTCCCCGAGTTTGACGACAACGGTAAGATTAAGAAGGGTGAGCGTTATCGCAAGCCAAACTTGGAAGGAATGTATTGATGATTACAGTAAACTGGTCGCCGAGGTCTTTAGTTGATAAGACACAGCCAACAAAAGCGACAACTATACTTGATTTTGAGCCTGTCAAAATTACTTCACTTATCGGAAAAGATAGTGTGTATGCAAAGTGCCCTGCTTTTATTGACTACACTAAAAACACATTTGCATTGCTAGCACCTTTTGATATTGATATAAAAATATCACATAAGGACGGTCAATGTTTTGTAGATATTGGCGGCTTCAATAGTATGTTCTTCGATGATTTCTTTGTTGTAAGACAAGACGGGACATTCTCTTTTGCTCCTAGTTTAGTATTTACTTCAAAAGAAACTGTCATTGTGGAATCGTTACCCTTACTTATGATAAACACAGAGTTGAGTAAAAAGGTAACTCACGTTGTCGGTTCTTTTGATATATCTAAATGGGTTCGACCTGTTGAATGGGCTTTTATTCTGAACGAGGATACGACACTTAGCATAAAAAGAGGTGACCCTATTTTCTGTGTTCGTTTTGCTACACCTAACAACGAGATTGTTAAACTAGAAAGGTTTTACCCAGATCAACTCTTTGAGAACATACACGCTGCTTGTGTTCAGGCTAAACTTTTACAAAAAGGAATGTCACTCAAAAAAATGTATGAGATGGCTGAGCCGATTTTAAAACTATGGAGAAAGAAATGAAAGATGTAACAGAGACGTTAGACACACGAGGAAACCGTTATGGTGAGTATCGTAATGTGTCACGCACAGCACAGTTTTTAAAAGACACATTGCGTTCTGGCGAGAGTTGGGATATAATGGAACCTTATATGCAAGAGAGCTTAGACTTGATTGCCAACAAGCTAGCCCGTATTGTTAACGGTGATCCATTCTACGACGACAGTTGGCACGATGTAGGTGGTTATGCTAAACTTGTGGAGATTGAACTTGCGAAAGGAAAGTGATGATCGAGTATTTCGAGAATGTCGAATACACACACAACGGTTATGACAGGATTGCTCTTGTATACTACGATAAGAACATACCAGTACATCGTAAGATACCAGTTAAACAGCGATTTGTGTCTGGTGGATTCTTAGCGAAAGACGGTACAAGATATGAACCTAAAAAGGAGTAAACGTGGACTTAGTTCTCGATATCGAGACAGACAGTAGGCAGACCAAGATTTGGTTGTGCTACACCCATAACAGCGACACAAACGAGTACGTATGTCACACAACACCAGATACACTCATACCCTTGATAAACAAAGCCGACAGGCTGATCGGGCACAACTTGATCGGCTTCGACGCACCAGTTTTAAACAAGCTGTGGGGAACGAAGATTGGATTGAAGAAAGTGAGAGATACTTTGATAATGTCAAGGCTGCTCAATCCAAGCATCGAAGGGGGTCACAGTTTAGAGGCATGGGGGAAGAGGCTGGGGAATCATAAAGTCGAGTACACACGTATTTGGCATTGGATAAAAGGACTACCGTATGATAAGGTTTCTACTGATCCTTATGATGATCCACATGATAGCCTCAATCGGTTTTATTGTAAGCAGGACGTAGCAGTTACCGTACAACTGTTTCGGATGTTAGAAGCGGAGCTACAAGGTTGGGGCGAAAGCGTACAACTTGAACATGAAGTTGCCGCTATTTTGAAAAGGCAGGAACAACATGGTTTCAGGTTTGATATGGAGAAGGGTCAGACACTATTGGCTAAGCTCACAGGCGAGTTGGCTGATATTGAGGGTGAACTTCAAGTTACGTTTCCACCCATTGTGGAGGAGCGTGTTAGCGATAAGACTGGTAAGCAACTTAAATCAAAGGTCACAGCGTTTA